AGCCGAGTCGGAAAGCGCCGGTGTCCTCGGGTGGCGCCAGAGTCTTGGCCACGTATTTCTTGAAGTAGAGCGCCGGCCGCCTGCGGTAGCACTCCAGCTTGCTGTGACTGATCGCCGGGTTGGCGTGATATTGCTCGTTTGATTCGATGTTCAATTGGGCTCCTCCATGCGTTCGACCAGCATTGCATCCGCAAACCAGTAGGCGCGCTCGACAACATCATTAGTCGATGCTTCACGGTAATTCGGGCTGACTAAGACGGCTGCCAGCGCCTGCCCCGCGAAGTAGTCGCGCAGGGTCATGCCTTCGCTGACATACATGACTGGAAACGCCGGCCCTCCGTCGTTGGTTGGCGCGCTCATGGCTGCACCTCCAGCCCCAGCTTGCTTTGCAGCGGATCGATCTCCGTTTCCGACTCGTCTTTGTATCGGACCGACCACGCGATCTTCACGCCGACCTTCGGCGCTTGCGCGAGGCTGTCCCACTCGACGGTGAACGAGGCTTTCGCCTTCGGTTCCGTCTGGTCCTCGTCCTCGATGAATCCGTCTTGCGCCGCTTTCGCGATGCTGCGGAAGTTTGTTTCGAGCAGCGCGCGGAATTGCTCCGTTGCCGCGTTGATGATGGCTGTCTGTTTTGTGTCGTTGTCGTTGCTCATGTGTTTTTGCTCCTTCGTGAGTCCCAGAAATGTGCCGCGCCTTTTTCGATGTCGCGCCGCCCGATGAATCGCCCGCGACTGTCCACCGCGATGCCCATTTTGTTTCGGCTGTAAGTCGTCTCATCGACGGCCTGCCTCCGCTTCGGCTTTGCGATTTCGAGATGCACGTCTTTTCGACGGGTCGGAATTCCTGATGTTCTTTCGCGTGGTTTCATTAGTTGTTGATCGCCTCGCTTAGTCCGCCCGCGAGCTTGTCGGCCAGCGGCGTGACGTTGATCTCTGCTGGGATGTCCCGCGCTTCTTCGGCGGTTCGCAGTCCCTTGAGAATGTCGCCGAACTGGTCGCGGAGAAGGAAACCCCGTGCGCGGAATTTCATCATGCGCTTCGGGTAGTCGGTCCACGGTCCGGCCTTGCCCCAAAGTTTTGCGGCCTTTGCATCGCCGCAGGTGAACGTCTCGCTCGCTGCGTCGAATCCTTTGCGCTGCACGGTGACCGTGAAGCCGTGCGTGTCCTTGCCCGGTTCGCCGACTTCGGTCTCCTTGTAGGAGACGAGCTGGCCGCTGGAGCGGACCAGCGCCAGCGCCGCGTCGCCGTAGATTGCCGGGCGACCGTTAATCACGGCCATGTTTTGCAGCGCCGCCATCGGCGTCAGTCCGATTTCCATCCCAAACTGGATGGCAATCATTACGCTCTCGGGTTTCTCCATGCCCTTCGGTGCCCAGCCCGATGCGACAACGGCCCGGGCGAAGCGGAAAGCTTCGTCGATTGATTGGAGCTGCACGCCGTGTTGGCCGAACTGAATCGGTGCTTTGGTAGCGGTCTCTGCGACCGCGATCTCGTTTGTTTTTACGTTGTCCATGTTAGTGTATCGTGTGTGTGTTTCGTGTGTCCCGCCGGTCGTCGTTGGCCGGCGGGTTTTCCTTTTGGGGAAATAGTTGCTGGCGTATTTTCGCACCGCCACCAGCGGCGTCGTAGGGTTCTGGTTTACGTCGATACCGGCGACAAAGATCAGAACGGCACGTTCTCGCCGTCGTCTGCCGGCTGCGTCGCCAGCACGATTGGAGCGCCGCTCTTGCGCTGATGCCACAAGGTGCGGCACGCGTTCTTGAGCAGCACGTCGGCTTCGCGCGGAGCGAATGGCGTCCCGTCCTTCTTGAGCTGCTCCGGGCGATCCGCGCCATACCAGAGCAGCTGCTTGTCGCTGAGTGCCGAGAGTGGCGTGTCTTTGTTTTTCCCGAAGTGGATCTGCACCGAGCCGGCGTCCGCGATTGCAATCGCTGGCAGCGGCAGAGTGTCCGGCGTCGCGGTCGTTGCGGTAGCAGTCGTCAGGCTGAGCATTGGCTTCGGCTTTTCGAGAGCGGCGCGGATGGCGCGAAGCTCGGTTAAGAGTTCGGTATGTTGTTCGGTGGTCATGGAGTGGTGCTTTCGTTTTTCATGGCTGCGTCGATGGCGGCGCGAATACCGGGAAACGCTCGAAGCGTGCGTGGATCGCCGGCACGAAACTGAGCGTTTGCGAAATCCCCAGTTGGGCAAACGATCCAAGCGTCTCCGGGCGAGAGGCTGTCGATGTAATCCAAACGCGCCCGCTCGGCGGCGAGTTCGGCCTCAAGGTCTTGGCAGTGGTGAATCCGATTCTGCTGGCCCTTCACAAACTCGTGAATGATTTCGGGCGTGCCGCCCCAGAGGTTGAGCACGGACCAGTCGGCGAGTTCGGCCTCGGCTTTCTCGGCGCGAGCGATGGCTTGCGATAGCGGCGTGCCAGTGGCGTGGTTGGTCGCGCCTTCAAGATAGCGTATCCTATCCGCTTGGTTTCCGATTTTGGCCGTCAACCGCTCCACCTCGGCGCGGAGGCGTGACGCTTCGTTGGCGTTGTGCTCGCGCTCGGCGGTCATCTGCGTGGCAACGGTTTTCCACCGCTCCACCTCGGCGCGGAGGCGGCGGCGGTCCGCATCGGCACCAAATCGAAGGCGTTCGGTTTCGGTGAGTTCGCGTTCGAGCTTCTCAATTGTCCGCGATGCCCACCACTCGCGTTCGTTTTTTGGCACGCGGCTATCCAGTATTTGCTGGCGTAGATCGCCAGCGGGCGTGGCTTGGCATGGTTGATCGGGTGGGTTCATTTTGTGAGTGCCTTGACGCGCGCGCCGTAGCCCTTGGTCGCCTGCTTGAGATGGCCTCTCGGACCGCCGTTGTGCACGCGCGCCAGCACCTCGACGTCGCCCTTGGCCCATGCCTCGGGCGCGTGACGCTTGAGGTAAGCGGTTGCGACGCGCTTCGAGTATTCAAGATCCGCCACGCGGCTGTAGTCGCCGGCAACGCGGCTGTCCGTGTGGTAGCTTTTGTGAATCTGGAGCGGTCCCAGCGCCTTCCCGCCGTCGCCGAGGATCGGCCCGGTGCGGCCTGAGGTCTCGACTATGTGCAGAGCGCGGAAGAAGCTATCAGGTGGCGCCGCGTGCGCGGTGGCCGCAAGCGCGAGGAGGAGGGCGGCGAGTTTCATGCGCTGGCCTCCACAAGGAAGAGACGGAATTCGCCGCCTTGACCGTCGTCACCCCAAACGTCCTCGCGACGTGCTCCCGCCTCGTTGCGGTCAATAGGAGTGCTCAGATGGCTCTCGCTGCGCATAGAGACCCACCACAAAGCGGTCTCAATCTTCACGCCGTCGGCTAAAGTGACTGTCACGATCTCTTCGTGAATATGGCTGCGCGTGATCGCGTCTCCGATGTCTTCGCTGTCTCTGGCAATAAATTTAGTGCTCATGTGCGTGCGAGTTTGGCTGCGTTGCGTTTCGCGGTGACAATCTGCTTCGCCGTGCAGCCCGCGCCGATAGATTCGGCGAGAGCGATTGCGCGGTCGGCGCGTGCTTGATCGGGTGCGGTGATCGCGAGGATCAGGGCTTGGGTGAGTGCGGTGGTCGGGCTCATTCTGCGAGCGCCTCCTCGATGTTGATTCCGTATTCTGAGACGAGCGCCGCAAAGTCGTTGCAGTTTGAGACCTCCCAGACTGCATCGCCGTTGGTGGCAAACACCAGTTCGTCGCAGACGCTGTAAAGGCTGATGCACCAGTCCTGATTTTCAGAGTGCTCTGGGTGGCGGAACGTTCCGAAGAACTCGGCGTGATTGCAATGAGCTGCGAGATATTCGTTGCGGATGCTGACTGATTGAACGCTGTCGATGCTGATTTTCATTTGGTTGATTGCGCGCTTCGGCGTTAAATCGCTTCGGCTGGCACCGGAAAACCCCGCGCCTCCGAAGAGGTAGCGGGGTGGTTTGCGGTGGCGGGTTTGCTCAACCCCACTCCGCCATCCGAGCCATTCCGTCGTTGTATTCGCGCTCTTGCTCCGGCGTGGCGTAGAATCCGCAGAATTGGCCCGTTCCAGAGTCGTCCATGACGCTCGCGGTGTGAATGAATCGTGTTCCTTCTGGTGCAGCGGCTTTCAAGGCTTCGAGGCTTTTGATCTGGGTCGTTTTGCTTTTCATGTTTTTGTTTTTGATCTCGGGCTTGATTGCCTCCGATGCGAAAACCATACACACTCGCCCAACGATGTAAAAACAAATGTGCGCGAAGTATCGCACGCAATCCGTGCGCGTTGATAGGCAACGACTTACGTCTGAACAAAAAACAGACTCAGCGCGGAATCACTGCACAAAGTGGATCGTGAAGCGTCGCCCGCCGTCGCTGATGTTGGAGCCGTCAACGGTCTCGACCTTGAAGACGGTCGCGTTGGTAGTGTTGCCCGCGTTGGCGTAATCGTGCGCGATCAAAAGGTTGTTCGCCGGGTCAACGCACGACGCCAGCACGTAGTCCTGCACCGTGCCGAGGGAGTGCGTGAACGTGAAAGTCGTGCTCGCTGCTCCGACGGATGTGAAGGTCTCGACGTGCGAGAAACGATTGATCCCGAGATTTGCCCGAGCGGTGGACGGGCTGGCAACGTCCGAGAGGTTGGACGCTTTCTGGGCTGCGCCGGTGATGCGGGTGTCGTTGCCTTCAGCGACGGATTCGGCGGCAGTCCCGAAAACAAGACCCAGCGATGCGAAGCCGTTTGCGTTGCCGAAATAAGTCCATGCGCTCGCGACTCCGCTGCGATTGACTGAGCGCACGCGAACGTGGCCGGCTTGCAGAGTTGCGTTGTAAAAGGTGAACCGCGCTTCGAAAATTTCAGCGTATCCCCAACTGTAATCCACCGCCGCGTCGGAGTTCGTAAGCGTCGCCTTGACCTCGTAGTAAGCAAAATCTTGCTCCGTGTTTTCCTGCCACTCGGCAAGCGAACCGAACGCAAAGACTGCTCCAACTTTGCGCGGCTCCACGTTTGGAGACAACGCCGGCGAAAGCGCAATCGGCGCAGCCGGCGCGGTGGTGTTGCTCGTAGCAATTTGCGTCACCGTCGCCGATATTGTGCTGCCGACTCCGAACGCGGAAAACGCCTGAACCGCGATCTCGTAGCTTACGTTCGGCGTGAGGTCGTCAATCGAAGCCGTGCCGCCCGTCGTGCTGCGTTGATCGGCGACAATGAAACCGGGTTGTCCGGTCTTGCGATAAAGCACGTTCATAACCGCCGTGCGCGTCGTGAACGCCGGCACGTTGACGACGATCTGAGAAAGCGTCGTGCCGTCGCTGGAAAGGTAGGTCGCTGTTGAGGCAATCGTCGGCGCGGACGGAGTGCCGGGAGGTGTTGGGTCGGTCTGCCCGGCGACGACTGCGACCGCGGTGGCGCTCGCCGTGGCGCTCTTCGCGCTCTGATTCTCCACCCGGTCGTAAGCTGTGATCCAATAAAAGTATTCTTGATTCAGCGTCAGACTCACGTCCACGAATCGGCTCGCTCGCGTCTGCGCGATCTCGGTTGCCGCGCCGGGGTCGTTGGACGTGTTGCGATAAACGCCATACTCGCCGAGGTCCGCGTCGGTGTTGTCGTTCCAATCCAGCGAAATGATTTGGCCGGTGCCTGCGATTGCGGTCAATCCGGTTGGCGTTGCAGGCGGCGTCGTGTCCTGCGCGACGGTAATCGACCCGCTGAGATAGCTTGTGGAGATCCCAAAGAAGCTCTCGCCGTAAATCCGCACGTTGTAGTTCGTGCCGATCGTAATGTCGGACGAAATGAAGTCCTCGGTCTGCGCGCCCTCGACCGTGTTCCATGTGAGGTATGTCGTGCTCGCGCTTGGCTTGTATTCGATGACGACCGAGCCGCCCGACTGGATGAACTCCGCAGCCGGTGGCGTCCATCCGACGCGGATCCGCGGCAAGATCGTGCCATCGGCCTGCACGAGTTGAGTCGTGCCGTCTGCCGTGAGCGAAAGGTTCGTCGGTGCGCCAAGCGTGAACGGGTCGGGCAACGTGGTGTTCGGCGAGTCCGGCACGGCGATTTGATCGCCGACGTCCCACGAGTAAACCGACGAAGCGGTCTCCCGCAGCGTCATGTCGATGAACACCTGCGGCGGCGTGCCGTCGCTCGCAAAGTTCCACTCCATCACTTCGAAAACCTTCGACGACCAGCCGAGCTTTTCGTTGGTAATCATGACCGTGTCACCGGCACGGACCTGCATCGCCTCAAGGCGGAAGCGAGCCGAGAACGTGATTTCCTCGCGAGCGCGGCGAAGCTCCAGCACGGCGAGCCGTTGAGCGCAGCTCGGCGAAGTCGTGAACGGCAGAACCACGTCGCGGAAAAAGACGTTGCCGTTGTCCTGCGTGACGTAGGTTGGCGAGCTAATCGTCGGGAAGTCCGTCACCTGCCAGTTGTTCGTCTCGCTCACGTAAACGCCTTTGACCGAGTTCACGCGGTCGCGTGCGCTCGTCCGCGTCTGCACGTTGAGCGGTCCCACGAAATG